AGGAATAACCGCCGTCAGGTCAGCCCGGTTAAGCCAATCGCCTATGGAAGTTTGCAGGGTGGAATAGCTGGTAATCGCCATATTCATTCACCCCTAGAAGCAGCCGCATGGGCACAGGAAAACTCAAAAGCCCCGATATGGCGCACATGATGGCTAATATCGTGGTCCAACATCACCTTAAACCCTGTTTCCCTGGCTGACCGGCAGAACCAGATGTCCTCGCCGCTATATACACCATTTTGGTAGTGTATGTGAAACCAAGGCTTCGCCATCTTGCGGAAAACTTCAGCCTTAATCAGCATCAGCCCCATACCAATGGCGGATACCTCTTCCAGCTTAGTACACCACTCTTCCGTATAAACCCGCTCGCTGGTCAGATCGTCACGGAAAGCCACCGGCTGAAGTGGGAGTTTACGCGTACTGTAATTAGCCGCCACAATATCTTCATCCCGCGCCAATAGCTGCCGGATGCTGTCCTTGGGGAACCGCATATCGGCATCAACAAACAGGATATGGGTGGCGCCAGCGTCCAAAGAAGCCTGGGCCAATTCCTGCCGCTGGTTTACAATCAGCGTCCCTTGGTTCTGGAACAGTAGCACCCGGTCCTTGGTTGCCGCCGTATGGGCCGCAACGCACCGGGCTAGGTCAAAGGCAAACCCGCTATCCACCACATCGCGGCAGGGGACACAGACAGAAACAATGGCGGGCATCAAACGCGTCCCGGCCTGGTACGGAAGAACCGATTATCTGGATCGTTCAGCCACTTCTTCATGGCTACCGGGTCATCCACGATGCCCTTCATCTTCAAATCATAAAAGACCGCCATGGGGATGGAAGCCACCTTGTTCCATTCGCCATAGCGCCCGTGATCTTCATTAAACTGCGCCTTATTGGCTTCAATAATACCAGACACATCCTGGCGCTTCTCAATCAGCGCCGTATCTGTGCCCTCATCATAATGCCAGTAAGAAGTAATCCCACTTACCGGATCAATGTTGAAAACCTTGTCAGCCATAAGCCACCTTTAAGGTGGGGCTGGCAGTCACCCGCCAGCCCCGTTGCCATTACGAAGTCGTCAGGTCAGCAGCGATACCATGCGCGGCTTCCTGGCGGACCATCAAGCCGTATTCGCAAAGCATCATGCGCTTTTCCGCATCGCCGGTCTTCGCCAGGTCCATCGTCTGGATCGGGCGGAGGATCGCCGTAGCCGCGTATTCCGGGTCAAGCACGAAAGCATCGCGCTCACGCTGGAAGCGGTTCGGCACCACAGACACCGCGCCAAAGTCAGACACATAAACATCGGCGGCGCCAATGATCACAGTCGGCTTCGGAGTGGCTTGGTTGTAGCGGATTTCGGCAATGCCAGCGAAGCCGCTGACGGTCTGCTTGTTGAACGGGCCGACCATCAGAATCTTCGGCGTACCACCTTCGGTCCACACCTGGGCGATAACATCCTTCAGGATGGTTTCCGTGAAGGTACGCTGCGTACCGTCAACGCGAGTGGCGTTCACCACACCATTGGAAATCGTCGGATCAGAACCGCCAGCACCCTTGTTGGTGTTGGTGCGAAGGAAGGCAGGCAAGCCAGCCGTCTGACGCGCCGTGGTGTTGTCACCAGCATTCGCGGCCTTGGACGCCAACAGAGTGGCTTCCATGTCGCGCTTCAGTTCGGCGCCGTTCTTCGCCATCTGATAGGCAAGTTCAGAACGACGGCCAGCCTTGTCCACGCTTTCCAGGGTGCCGGAGATCACAACCGTCTTACGGCTGATCTGCGTGTAGTTACCCAGGCGAGACGTTGGCGTGACAGCGGCGAAAGAGGTGATGTCATCACCTTCCAGCGCAGCATTGGTGGTGGAAGCCGCCGCCAGCGCGTCCGTCTGCCACTCGAAGAACGTGTTCTTCACGTTCACGCGGGCAGTGTTAGACTGGAACGGGGTTTCTTCCGGCGAGATGTTGTAGATCACATTCGCCAGGTCTTCACGGATGCCTTTGGCATCATAGCGCGTGAAGGTATTAGCAACGATAGCCATATCCTATATCCTTTCAGAGAAGAGCCGCTAGGACACTAGCGGCATCATTGACAGTCCCGGTTTTAGCGAGACGCTGCTTTGCACGGGTTAAATCCGTCACATTCCTCTGGGGTACAGATTGCACGGGGCCGGGCTTCACCGGCCTTGTCGCGGAAACCTGTGGTTTGACCGCAGCCTGCGCTTTCTGCTGACCACGATCATACAGCATGGCTTTGCGGAGGATGGCAACGTGTTGCGCCTTTGTAAGACCATTAATGTCTTGCTCAGACGCACCATTCTCCATCAACCAATCGCGCAACATCTTCTTTTCGCCCTGCGCTACCTTCGCATCCTTCCAAGCTGGAATGATCTCTTGTAGCTTCTGCGCCTCAGATGTTAGCGTCGCCTTCAGTTGCTCGGTTTGCTGCTGCTGGAAAGCCTGCGTTAAACGCTGCTTCTCGGCTTCAATAGCCTGAAACTTCGCCACACGATCTTCCTGCACCTTCTTCCATTGCCGCTCCAAGCGAATGGCGTTCTGGGGGTCTTCTTCATAAAGACGATCCCAATCCGGCTCCGCTTCAACTTGAGCGACATTCTGCAACTGCTGCTGTAGCGCCCCTAGAAGAGTGGCGTACTGCGCCCGCTCTTGCCGAATGGCTTCAGCTTCCGCTTGGAACGCCTTGCGCTCTTCCGCGAGTTGCTGGGTCTTTCGGCTATAGTCCGCCGTCCTTGAATATCCGCGCGCCAGTTCGTCCAGCGTCACCTCAACTTCTTCGCCCGCCACCTTTACTTTGACGGCTTGCGGAAGCCTTTCACGAGGTTGCTCTTCGACCTGTGTCTGGTCATCATCTTCAGCGGTTTCCTCGACGGCTTCAGCAGCAGCTTGCGCTACTGATGCCTCCGTCTCGGCGCCCTGGGCTTGCGCTTCGGGCTGCTGCGCCTCACCGCCCTGGGTATCGCTGTCATCAGCGGCCAGAATATCGGCTATGGCATCTTGTGCCTGGTGGATTCCGATCCCACCTTGGGCGGGGGTGCCGGATGATTCAGACATCAAAAATTATCCTCTCTCAAAACGCCTCTCGGCGATGGAAGCAGCCACTTTGCCATTATCAATAACGGCTTGAAGTGCCCGCAAGAACTCGTGCATCCCCCGCATTGTTGCGTGGATGTATTTTTGGTCAGCCTCAAACTTGGCGGTTTTCCACTCATCAAACAACTGCTCTTCAACCAATGCTACCGCCGCCTTCAGCGTCGGATCATTCATCAGCCTAAGAGCGTCGTTCCCCGCCGCTATCTGAGTTGCGAAATCAACCAAACGGGCCTCCCATTCCACCCGGCGCCATATTAGCGCCCATTACCTGGGGCGGGTTCATTATCTGCTGGCGCTGCGCCTGCTGCATCTGGCGCATCATCTCACGATCCCGCTCCATGTCAGCCCGGATCGCCGCCACATCCACCTGGGCGCCATACTTCGCCCGCATCTCGGCAATCTTCAACACTAAATCGGCTTCCATCTGGTCACGCTCCAAATCATCCTTACGGACCATTTCTTCGCGACGCAAATCCAGTTCAGCCGCCTTCTTTTGAATGTCAGCCTGGATCGCCGCCATCTGCGCCTGGGCCAGCATTTCTTCCGGCGAAGGCTTCGGCGGTTGCGGAGGCATCGGTGGCATCTGCGCCGGATCATTAAAGAACTGGCTGGCGTCCTTATAGCCCGCCAGCGACACAATTTGCGCCAGAGTATTGCGATACTGTGCTAACGTAACCAGCGGATTATTCATCCCCGCCAGTTGCAATATCTGCTCTTGCTTCTGCAAGATGTTGGTAAGAACCTGTATCTTGTCCTGCTCGGTGCCACCACCCAAGGCGATATTCACCACAACATCCATATTCGCATCCCAACTACGGGGATCAACCGGCACAAACTGACCACGCAAGCGGATCATGCGCTCGGCCTGCTGGTTCTGGACCGCCAACTTCAACAAGCCCGTAAACAGCCGCTTCATGCCACCTTCAGCAAAGATACGGGCAATCAACTCAATCCGCTGCTGGGCCGCTGATACCGTAGCCGCCACCGCTGCGCGGGTAGATGATTGCAGGCTATCCGCCGCCAAACCAGCAGCCGCCTTAGTAATGCCAGTGCGGCTTTCCTTCATGCCGTCCATGTAATCCAGCATCGGGAAAGCCTGCTGGCCCACAAAAGGCATAGAGAACGGCTGAACCATCCCCGGCGCCCGCATACGGATTACACCACCAACTTCCGTATTCAGCACATCGTCAACATTTACCTGGCCTTCAACCACACCCACGCGCGGGTGGATGGCTAACGCCAGACTATCCAGCATATTACGCTGAATGTTGGATTTGATAAGCTGAATGTCCATCACCTGATCGGCAACAGACAAACCGAAGAACGTATGAGGCTCCGGGTCCGGGCAGAACACCGCAAACGGGATCATGTCCGCCGGTTCGTTCCGCACCACTTCATAACCCTGGCCAATCGTGCAAACGCGGCGGAGTTCCGCAATGCCGTCGCCATCCATGTCGATCTTCACATAAGACTCGACATACAGAACCTTTTTCGCCGCAACATCAGACCGATTAGCCATATCAATGGTGGCTTGCGGATTACGGATAAACCGTTCTTCATTGTCCTCTAGTTCGTCCACCTCATTGGCGTAAGGCTCAATCTCGTCCTTATCGTACCCCATCGCCACCAGTTCGCTTACCGTCAAAATGCGGCGATGCGCGACAATGGAAGAATCATCCAAGCTGATAGCAGACCGCGCCACCAGCAACTCTTCAGGCGGAACCGCCGCAATCTTCAAGCGTCCCTTGTCCCAGCGACGAACAACACGCACATCATACATATTGGGGCCAGGTATCCCCGTAGTCGGATCAACCTCCCCAGGATAAGCCACCGTCACCTGAACTTCGCAGTTCGGGTCAGAGTTCAGAACCGCCAAACCCGTATCATCCAAACCACTCATATCCACAGTCTGGATTTCGGTCTGATTATCCCAATAGAACTTGATAATCCCGGTCTTACAAACCAAGGCATCCTTGAAGGCGGAATAGAAAATTTCGAAACCCGGATTATCGCGGGTCAGCACATAATTGATGTAGTCCGTAGCCTGCTCCGCCATCGCCACATCTTCAGGGCCATTCGGGGCGAACTCGACAATTTTCTGACTACCGAAAAACACACGCATCAGGCTCGGCAAGATTGCCTGAACCGTGTCGCGCACATCGCGGCTAACTACCTGAGAACGACCATCTTCCTCGTTCCCGAATGGCATCCCACGGTAGTACTCAGTAGCAACGGCGCGCAATGGCGAAATGGTGCTGTCGATATAATCAACCGCATCTTCGATCTCGCCAGTAACAATAGCCTGAATATCGATCTCATCAGGAAGATCGGCATCCATGCCAGCGTCAACTTCCGAGTCTTGCATCTGCTGCGTGATGTCGGAAACCAAATCAGAAATCTTCGGGTCCATGCTTAATCACCCAGCAAGCCGGTGAACCGGCGTTTCGGAATACGCTGCTCGTTAATAGCATTCAACAAGCCCAAACCATACATATTAACGGCTTCCGGGCGCATGACATACTCACCGACATGGACCGTGGTTTTGACCGGGGCATTCTTCTTCTTGCCCTTTACCAAACCACCCTTCCGGTAGCCACCGTCGCCGCCGCCATCGCCGCCGCCACCACCGTCGCCATCTCCGCCGCCGTCACCGCTACCGTCGCCGCCGTCGCCATCGCCGTCGCCATCCCCATCTCCGTCGCCATCCCCGTCCCCGTCCCCTTCGCCTTCACCAGCATCAGAAGCCGCCGCATCCGCTGCTGCCGCCGCTGCTTCAGCCGCTGCTGCTTCTGCCGCTGCTGCTTCAGCCGCCGCTTCCGCGTCTGCCGCTGCTTGGGCTTCCGCCATGGCGTCCGCCACTGATTGGGCGGCGGCTTCGTCGTCTGTGTCTTCGTCCGTTTCAGAAGCAGGCGCAGCAGGAGCAGTAGCAACATTAGTTTCCAATGCAGCCACCATATCAGCAACCGCTTTATCCAGTGAAGCTTGCGCTGCTGTTGCTGCTTCTTCATCAGAAATATCAGCTTCAGTAGCAGTCTTCTGGCTTTGCACATCAGCAATCTGCGCCGCTATCGAAGCTAGTGTATCCAAGTTCATTTGCGTTTGTGCTTCAAGCGCATCGCTTTCAGCGTTCATCGCATCAATAGCTTCTTGGCTCATACTGGAAGTCGCAACGCCAGTAGTATTGCTGCTGGCTGCGTTGGTAGTACCAGTGCCAGTAGCGCCAGTGGTATCGCCACCATCCCCCGCATAAATATCCAACAGAGAAGTAATGTTCGGGTTCACCACATTACCCAAGTTAGTCAGGGTCTTGGTGATGGCGCCCGTGTCTGTGGTGGCTGCGGTGGTGCCTGGCCCCTTAGAAGTAGTCAGATCGGTAGCGCCCGTATCCAACAAAGAGGTAACGTCAGAAGCAGTCTTGGTGATGTTCCCCGTATCCGCCGTAGAAGCAACATTAGTCGCCGTCTGCCCCGTCGTATCCAACAAAGAGGTAACATTGGGGTTCAGCGTACTACTGATGGGCGCCAAATCTTCCCGCGTCGTCTGGCGGTCATCGCTAAGGCGCCGCTGCGTGTTGTATTGCCCCTGCTGGGACTCACGCAACGCAGTGACCTGTTCTGGCGTCAAATCCAATTCGCGGGCACGATCCAACAAAAAACCGCCAAGAGAGTTCACCCCCGGAACACCCGCCGCCTGATTAAGAAGAGTCCCAAGTGCAATACTAACCGCACCAACCGGCCCCGTAGCCAACGCCATAAGCGCATTCATGGTGCCGGAATCATTCGCAATCATTTCAAGATCGCGGTTAAAATCTCCCGTGCTGGTCAGCGCACCACGCCCAACAGATGTCGGCGTCCAATCGCCATCACCTTCCCAAAACCTTTGGTCCTGATTAACAACAGGAGGCGCTTCAGGACGCGTCCGCATCGGCTGAAAGAAGCGATGCTCGCCAGGCGCATCATACGTCGCAACAGGGCGAAGAAGCGGATTAAACTGCCAGGACCAAGTATCAGACATCAGCTATCTTCCTCTTCATCGTCGCCCTTGGGCAACATCACCTTCGCCATCAAAACCGTCTCGCGCTGGCGCTTGGTCATCGGCTTGGTAATCGGCCCACCAACTAACCACGCGCTACAAGTGCGCGATGCCGCACATTTGAACTCCAACAATTCACAATAGCCCAAGTCCGCCGCCTTAGATACTTCGGGCGCATACCTC